GGTCTCTTAGTCATTAGCTTTGATCTACTTTCTCTAGGATTAATTCAAATCCAGCACTAACTGATGATGTTGCACTAGCTTTAGCAACTAATTCTAAATCTGTTTTTTCTGTAAATTTTATAGGCACGATATAATTCTTTTCTACAAATCCACCTCTTGTAGTTATAAATGCTTTTGTATTCCAAACATTACCATTATCTATTTCTTTTGAAATAAATCTAATTTCATTTTCTAAATCTTTAGAACTACCTAAATCTATCTGTATTAAGTAAGCGTTGAATTTACGAGGTATGGTATAAACACACATCAAACTTTGACCATAACCAGCACGAATTTGTGCAACAGTTGTAGAGGATACTGTTATTGTAATTGTTCCAACATTTGCAGTTCCTGTATTTGCAGTTATCATTACTGCTCTAAATACTCTGATAAAAGATACTGTTCCAGCACTACCACCAATAGTCAAAGTTTCTTCTGCTAAATCATAATTAGAATCTAAGCCAAATATTTTAACTGTTCCTGTATTATCTGAGGCTGTATCTGAAGAAGTTGCAGTAGCAGTACCAGATGAAGATGGGTAAGTGTAAGTATTGTTTCCGTCCCATACTGTTTCAAATGCACCACTTCCCACAGAAGTATTTAATCCAAATTTATGTACACCAGAGAAATTACCAACATTATCTCTTTGAATAGATAATCCTATTGGTGCAAATGTATTATCAAATAAACTCATTTTTTAGCCTTTTTCTTTTTCTTCTTTTTTTTCTTCTTCATTGGTCGTTTATTAATAAACTCACTTAAAGTTTTTGTTGTTGTATATCCGTTCATTTCTTTTTCTTTCTTCTAAGGTCAGTATCATGTTTTTTACTTCCTCTCAAGAATGAATTAACTCTGGCCATTGACCAACCAGCCATAGATATTTTTGGTCTTGAACCAGATGATAGCCAAGCACCTTGTCCTCTACGATAAACTTTCTTTAATTGTCCAAGTGTAATATTTTTTCTTTTTTTTGCTTTTGCTCTAAGAGTAGAAATAACTTGAGCAGATAATGGTTTTCTTCTTACAGCCATTACTTAACTCTTGCTTTAAACATTGATAAAGGAATAGTAGCACCAGATTTATAAGCCTTAGACATAGATTTAATTAAAGATGCTCTAGCTGATCTTTTAGAACCTTTAAGTCCAGATAGGTACTTCTTAGGTATTTTAGTCTTCTTATCTTTTGCGACTTTTCTTCTTTTTTTTGCCATGTGCTGAATCTTTCATTAATCGACCATCAGGCATATAATGGTAACCTTTAGGTGCTTTTCTTCTTTTCTTAGCCATTATTTCTTCTTCTTTTTCTTTTTAGCTTTTTTTTTCTTTTTCTTGTTCATTGTATGATAAGGCATAATATTTCTCCTATTTGTTTGCGTTCTTCATTATACTAGCCAAACTTTCACATCTTTTTGTGGTTTGTTTGTGCCAATTACTATCTATCATTTCTGCACTAGCTTTATCAAGGTTTTTTTCTCTTAGTGCTTCCCACATTTTCTTAAACTTCATTACTCGTGGTTTTCCTAATTGGAAACACATCTCAACAATAACACCAAATATAATATGATTATGTTCTATATCTCTTAATAATTCTCTAGCTGAATCTAATGCTATTTTAAAATCATTATCAAAGACTTCTTCAAGAGTTTCTTTATCATAAGTAACACCCTCAACGAAATTGTCAGAGGGTAATACAAGATGACCATAGCCAATAGTAGCGAAACCCAAACTATCGGAATACACAGTATCCCTATACCCCTCATGTTCTTTAATTCGTTGTTTGATTTCTTCCATAAATTAGTTCTCCAATGTTTTAGTATATTTAAGAACCTTATCATTCATTATGGTTTAGTTGGCCATGTAACAGCATTAACATCTTCAACAGTTGTTAAGCCATTTGTAATATCTCGTAAGTCTTGTCTATAAGTTGTCATGTCAGCAGAAAGTGTATTGTCAGATAATGCTAAATAATCTGTAGCTTTTAAAAGGTTATCTCGTCTTTGTCTTAAATTTGCCATAGCACGATCAAAAGCACTATCTTTCCATGCTTGTACTTCAGAATTTTTTAGCGCTTCTTCTTCTGCTGTAAGTTTTACTCTTTCGCCATTTAATAATTTGTACATTGTCATAATAAATCCTAACTATTTTTCAAACCATATAATCTAATTGTTCCATGAATATTTCCACCAATATATCCAAAAGAAATTCCTGAAGTTGCTGTTAATGAAACATATGTACCAGCGTAATTCCAAGTTCTTATTGCAGAAGGTGTAGCATCTGAATTATATCCAATGCTATTTGTTGTTATAGTAGTGTTCTGTGTTATGCTTAATGGATTGGATAAAAGCATTTCTCCTGTTGTTGGATATTGAGAATTACTTGTATTATCGGTTGATGCAATTCCAATATAATTTGTATTCCATCCAACAGCATTACTTGATTGACTATAAGTTCCATCATAATACCAAGCATGTCCAGCAAACCGATAATTTGAAGCAGTAATTACTGAACCACTTTGCATTATTCTAACCATAGTATCTGTATTATTTGTTGCAGCATAAACAGAATAAACTAATTTATAATGGTCGTAATCAGAAGTAAAATATCCATTGATGTCTATTGAAGAAACATTTGACCCTGTTGCAGTATTTAATAATACCATATCGCCACCACCAGCAGTAGCAAAAGTATTATCTCCTCTTAAAAAGGTTGTAGCATCTTTAGTTCCTGATGTTCCAAGTCTAGCAATAGGAACTGTACCACTTGTTAAATTAGTTGCTGATAAGTTTGTTAAATCTACTGTATCAAAACTTAAATTTCCAGCACCATCTGTTTTCATAAATTGACCAGAAGTTCCATCTGCTGTTGGGTGTGATAAACCATCTATAATAACTTTTCCTGTTCCATCAGGTGTAAATGTAATATTACCATTTGAAACTGAAACTATTGAATTTCCATTAACATCTAAATTGCCACCAAGTTGTGGTGTTGTATCATTCAATAAATCTGCTGAAACTGTGCTATCTAACCAATTAACTGTGTTAGCTGAATAATCTAATTGTGCTAAAGATATATCATCTGTCCCGTCAAAAAATTTTAGAGTTGGATTTGTTGCGTTGGTTACATCAAGCCAAACAGTTCCAGCTACTGCTGATGTTGGTCTTGAAGTTCCTGAATTAGATGTATTGATAGCCTCTAAAGTGTCATTAAGATCACTACGAAAAGAGGGAAAAGATTGGTTCTGAATTAAATAATCGCCTTGTGCCATGATGTTCTTATACTCCTTTTAAAAGCCTTTTGCAATATAATCAAAGGTACGGCTAATTGCTGTACCACCTGAATTTTTAAATGTTAAATCAAAGCCATTGATTGTCTTGTTTTCTACTAAGAAAAAATCTCCTGTAGCTAAATCTTCGCCTGTGATTCCAACTGCATAATTAACAGATTTGAATGGATTTGTAAATGTTACAGCATAAGTTCCAGCACCAGAAGTTATATCATTTCCACTAAATATTCTATCAGGCATATCTACTGTAACTGTTACTGCTGAAACTACAGGTGTAGATGCTAAATCTCTTGAAATTAAAACAACTCTGAATTTAAGGTATCTCGCAGTATAATTTCCAATTACAAATGATCTAAAAGAATTATAAGTTACATTGTCATCTGATGTTGCTATTTCTAAATGAGCATCACAATTTGCTGGTGTATCTCCATCAAAATTAGAAGAAGCAGAATCAAATAATCCTGTTCTATTATCAAATAAATCATCAGGATTATCTGATGTTTGAGTTAAACTAGCTGTAATTCTAACTGTATGTTTAGCACCTATGTCAATTACATTTGAAAATTCATAATTACCTGATGCAAAAAAGTCAGCATTACTAACTCCTGAATCAAAGAATCTATCTGTTTCGTCATCAAAATCTCCTGAAGCACTATCAAATAGTTCAGAAGAATCTAATTGTATTGAATCATCTACAATAATTGTGTTTGTATTTGTTCCTAAAAAATCAGGGTGTTCTGATTGTGTTGCTACTGCATTATGATTAACAACATCAGTTACATTAGAAATAATAGCAGTTGCATTAGAACTAAAATTTCCAAGTTTATCTACAGCTTTAATAAGATAAGTTCCAGCTCTAGCTGGTACAGAAATTGAAGTTGCTGGTCGTGATACTTTAGAAACTAAATTAACTGAGTTTTGCCAATTTGCACTTCCATCTATTTCTTCACTAAATCGTAATTGATAATAAGCTAAATCTAAATCAGGTATTTGATTCCATGATAAGTGAGCCTCTTGCCCTACAATATTACATGAGAAGTCTTCCACATCACTTGGTGGTGCAATAGCACCAATGATAGTTCTTTGTGCTGATACATAAGTTGAAGAAACTCCTAAACTATTTACAGCTTTAACTCTGACATCATAAGTTTCTTGGTCAATTACATTTAAAACTCTATGATTTAATCCTGAACCTTGTGCATAAATAATAAAATCTGAATCTGTACTTCTTTTGTACTCTACTTGGTAATAATCAACAAAACTATCAGTAGATGCACCAATAGTTATGTTCATCGCCACTATAACTGTGCCGTCATTATATTCAATTAATTCATCATCTAAAGTTACACTTGCTGGTGGCTGGATTGTAAATGGATTAGGAAGATTAGTAGTTGGTGTTGCTGTTGCTTGTGTTTTAGTTGCCCAAGTATAATGACTATCTTGATGCTCTACTAAAGATAAACCAACTGTAAAATCTTCATTAAAAGTTATTCCAAGAACTCTAAAAGGTTTAGCAGAAAATCCTAAAGAAGAATGTGTAATATTTACTATATCTCCAATCGCTAAATCATAAGCATCTAAACTAACTGTAATTCCTAAAGATAATGCTTCTCTACTTCTTCTAAGTATAACCTCTGCCATCTCCTCTGATTGATATTGGCTAGTAATTGTACTAAATGAAAATCTACCCTCTAATAAAAAACCACCATCAGCAGTTTTCATTGTTGCGTGTTGATCTGCACTTGGTAATCCTGAATCGTCAATAGGTGGGTATTGAACTTCATTAACTTGATAATTTCTTGCTGGGTCAACAAAGCCAACTATAACTCTATTATATTTTTCGTTTTTATCAGGAGTTGTTAAACTATATCCGCCTATAATATCATCTTCTGTTAATGTAATACTTGCAGTTCCTGTTGTTTCAATAACTAAACTATATTTACCAGCACTATATGGAAGATAGCCTCTACAACCTTTTATAAGTTCTCTAACATTAGTTAAGATGTTTCTTGAAGTATCTAATGCAGTATTTGTATCAAAAATATTTATATTACTACCACCTGAATATGGCTCTACTTGTGTTTCACAAACTTGTGAAGCATCATAAAAACTTTGTAAATCTATTTCTGATGTTGTTAAACCTTTTCCATATCTAGTATTAGTTAAATAGTCTAATAAACACCATGCTGGATTTGTTTGATAACTTGCAGATTGTTCTACAAGACTTGCATTATATGTTTTAACTTTTTTACCTTGTATCTTTGCCTGTATTTTTGGAAGTCCAGCAAATGCGTCTGAGTTCCATTTTAATCTAATTGCTAAATAACATAAGCCAGATAATTTATGATTACTTCCCCATGATGATAATGTAGATAATAAAGATGATGCTGATTGGCCATCTGTTCCATAATGTGGTTCTAATCTAATTAAACTTTCACTATCTTTATAAAAATTAGAATCAGAACTATCTACTTCTAC